ATAGTACAACCCCGCTTTCAACATCAGGGTTCTTTCTGCACTTCCATCTCAATTCAAATATCGGGTTCACGATTAACGGTAGAGGGCAACCCGTCACGCTTCAATAGGCTAGATAATGTTTATGGACTCAGAACACTTGATCAATGCGTTGAGGTCTTCAACGGCATCACTCACGAACTCGGACTTCCACCTTTTACCAAATGCACCAAGCGTTTCCAGCGTCAATCCGAAGACGGAACAAAAGTGTCGTTATGCTCTGATGGTGCAGTTATCCAACGCGTCGATATCACCGACAACTACTGCACAGGCGGGTATTCTCGCGATTATCTGCGGGGCTTATCTACGTTACGATACCGTAACTCAATCCCGAGATTACACACTAACGGTTTTGGAGTTGATTGGTTATCAGCAAAGGGAAACGCTCATCTTATCTATCCCAAGTGTTATGACAAAGCTAACGAACTCCGACTGCACAGCCTGCCAAAAATTAAGAGAAATTTTGGGTCGAGTTCAATCGAGTATAGCTACCTATTAAAACTGATCGAGTTCTTAGACTCTCAAGGCGTAGTCCGTTTTGAACAAGAACTCCATAGCGCCTACCTACGAAAACATGACCTCCGCTTCTGGGGTCTTTTTGATGAAGAAGCATTCAGAGAGCAGCACCACGAATTTATAGATTTAGATACCCGTTTGCAGGTACCCGAAATGAATATATTTAGCATCGCTGACAAGCTATTAGAAGAAAACATTTGTTCAAATACACGTTCAGCCAATACAACGGCCAACTATGTATTCCTCTGGATGCACGGCCAGAAGTTCGACCTTTCCAAAAGACAGGTACAACAGCATCGTTCGCGCCTACGCAAAATCGGCATCGACATCGCTGACGAGTATGACAGCCACAAATTCACACCTGTTTTCGTTGAACGCTCTAAGCACATAAACGTAACGCAGTTAAAAATGCCTGACTGGTACCAGGCTCCAACCACTAAACCAGCTTTAAAAGCTGCATAGGAATATCAATGAAAATCGAAATTACATCACCCGTTAAGCGCCGTTTTGGTAACTCAAATGGTCGCGATTGGGAAATATTCGAACAAGAGGCTTACTTGCACACTGACGGGAAGAAATACCCAGAAGAGATGAAAGTGCAAGTGCCAAGTGAACGCGAATCTTACGCAATCGGCATGTATCAATTCAAAGTTGACTCTTCAAATTTTTACATCAGTCGTTATGGCCAGCTTACTTTATCTAGAGAACTGGTGCTTACTCCGATTGCCAACGACCTCAAAAAGGTCGGTTAAGGAACATATATGGAATCGTTTTGCGACCCTAATTATTTTACACAGGAAGACTTGCAGAACTTCTTCATTATTTTTTTCTCACTACCGATGACCACATATTTAGTCGCGTGGGGTTATCAAACGGTAATTAATTTTGCGACTAGAGATTAAGGAAAACACATGGACTTTTCAAACGTAACCTCAGCAGTAGACGCTACCACCATTGTAGCAGCCCTAACAGCAATCGCGGCAATCAAGATGTTGCCTGGCGTAGCAAAGTGGGGATACAACAAAGTTATCGGCTGGTTCCGCTAGTAATTTTGTATACTTCGTGAGCCGTTCTTTTGAGCGGCTTTTTTAATTAAGGAGATTTCTATGATTTGGGGAGTACTTTATGCGCTATTGGGGATTTGTTGCGCGTGGGCTGCAATCAAAGGTTTTACATCTAGTAATTAACAACCTAAGCAAATGGCTTTTATTTGCTTTCAAACATCCACTTAAAACGGTCTGGTATATTTTCAGGCTTTATTTAGTTTTATTACTCGCTGGCCTGTGCCTTACGTTCGTAACCTCTAAAGCTATTGCTCAACAATCCATATACGAGCGTGCATCTGGTGGGGTTCCTGCAAAAACTTCAAACTCATGTACGACAGGTCAAACCCCTGGCGAATGGTTATCAGGCTTAAATACTAATAGACCAGTAACGACAGGTGATACAACCTACGAACGATATTCTATCACCAAGAACGAAACTGTTTTTTATCCACCAAGTACAGTTTGTGAAATCGTACTTGAAGCACAGTCATATTATTATAGAGACAACGGCGATCGTGTTTATGACGAAGGCTACCAATTCTCATCAAAAAATATTAGAGGCTCAGTTGAACTTGTACCCTCATGTGAAAATCTAGGTAATAACGCGGATGGTTCATTTGCTTATCCTGACAATAAGCACATGTACACAATGCAAGACGGCACTACTCAATGTTTCACCGCTCAAGCGCTTGAAGATGTAGACACTTGTGATTCAAGTACACCAGACTTACTAGGAACGGCAGATTCACCAGCATTTACTTGTTACACAAAGGATGACGGTTCAAAGTGTGCAATGTCAAAATATGAAGTAAATGGACAATACGCATACGCGCAAAATTTAGAACCAAGTGCATGTTATGAGGGTGAGATTGCAGTAAATCCTTATGAAGACCCAACAACAACCGATTTAACAGGCTCTGAATGTCAACCACTAGGAAATGGTATAAGAGCATGTCCAAGTGACCCTTCCGAAGTTTGTAATCAATCAACTGGTGTTTGTAATACAGGCTGCGGAACATACGATATTGGTGATGGTCCTGTTTTTGTATGTTTACAGGATGAATTTGCCTCATGTGACCCAACAACAACAGCCAGTTGTTCTACACCTCAAACTCCCGAAACTCCCATTGATGAGCCTTATTTACCGCCTGTCACAATAGACGATCCAGAGTTCACCACAACAACAGGCACAAACACATTACTTTCAAGCACCAACCAAATTTTAACTGGCGTTAATCAAGGCATACAGGGAGTAAGCGCTGGCATGCAAGGTGTCGAAAAAGGACTTAAAGACATTAAAGAAGAATTAGAAACTTCTGCAACGGTTGCATATCCAGATGATTTGTATACCGCCAATGACTATGAGCAACGAAACTATGGAACGGTACTAGAGAACGCAGTAAACGAAATGAGAAACACTGAACTGGTGCAAAGTGTTAATGAGTTTTTTGAAATAGAACTTACAGGCACATGCCCTGTTTATAGCACCACAGTTCCGTACATTAATACAACTATCACAATCGATCAGTTCTGCGGCTCAGTCATGACCTCAATATGGCCTATTGTATCGGCCATTATCATTCTTGTTTTCTCAGTTTTAGCGTTTAAGGTGGCCGTTTTATGATGGATTGGATAGCACAAACATGGCAGGACTTTATAGATTGGCTAGGCGAAGTGATAGAGGCTGTATTTGCCTTTATCAAGGACGTTTTTCTTGATGTTTTCGAGCTTTTTATGTCTGGTATCGTCTACATCTTTTCACTCATTCAACCTCCTGACTTTCTTAGCCAAGGAATCGGTGTCTTATTTAACTCGCTTCACCCAGATATTTTGTATTTCCTTTCTATGTCTGGTCTTGATACAGGTCTTGCTATTTACGGCTCTGGTGTAGCGTTTCGACTATTAAGAAAACTATTCACATTAGGACAATGGTAAATGCTGATATTTCACGAAGGATTGCCCGGCAGCGGTAAAAGCTACGAATCATTAATTAGTCATATAATTCCATCTATTAAAAAAGGCCGTAAGGTTTTTGCACGTATAAACGGTCTCAATTATGAAAAGATTGCAGAACTAACAGAAAGAGACGAAACCGAAGTCAGAGTTTTACTTCATGAAATAACAGAAGAACAAGTCCCGACAATAGATCAGCTCGTTGAAAATGATTCAATGGTAATCATTGATGAATTGCAGAACTTTTTCCCCAGTGGGCGAGGCAAGTTATCAGAAGGTATTACCCAGTTTGTAACTGAACACAGACATAGAGGTATAGACATAGTCGCTATGGGCCAATCCATAGCCGACGTTCATAACCTCTGGAGAAGAAGAACCCAGCGTAAAATCCAGTTTTTAAAAATGGATATGGTCGGCGCTGATAATCGTTATAAGTGGACTGCATTTCAAGGCTCTTTAGATGGAAAGGGCGAAATTAGATTTACTAAGATAAAAAGTGGGATAAGGAAATATGAACAAAAATATTTTGGCTCTTATGCTTCACATCAAGCAAGTACAGAAAATACAGAAAACTATGGTGATGATAGGCTAAATATATTTAAGACCAAAACATTCACATTTTGGCTTCCATTATTTGTTCTATTGGTCGGTTTCGCTATTTATTATTTAACTGGTTTCTTTGAAGTTAAAGAAATAAAGACAGATGAAAAACAAATTGAAGTTGCTTCACAAGCTGGAGAACCTAAGCGGCCACGAACGAACGAACAAGAAATCGAGGTTGTTAAAAACCCAAACGAACATGGTTTTGATTTTTTAAGAGAGTTAAACAACAACTATCAAAGTAAGATCACATATCTTGATGAAAGGCGCGGTATTGTCTGGGATATGATTATTATCTGGTATGACAAAACAGGAAAGATAATAGATAGAATGTATCACACTGACTTTGTGAAACTTGGATATAAAGTTAAGTATGAAGGCTATGGCGTTAAGATAGAAAACGATAGTTATAAAGCGCTTTACAGAATAAAACCACGCTTTGAAGCGCAATATTCCATTTCCCAGCAGCACCGCGAACAACTTCAATCAGACTCTTAACTTCATTCACTTCACACGCCTCAGCTCCGCTGAGCCGTGTGAATGTGAATGCTACAATCATCTCATTTTAATTACGCATAATGTGGTTCAGATTCATGTTAAACGCGCATTAGATAATATTCCCTAAGCGCGTTTAATATAATCTGTGTTATGCGTAATTAGTACCAAAACAAGTGTTTCTCCAGGCTAAAATTCAACAAAAAAGGTACTAAAAAACTATAAAATCCTTGATAAAAATTAAAAATTGTACTAATTTGGTGTTTATTCCAGGGTAAAATTTAACACAAAAGGTACTAAAAAATGTCATTAGTAAAATTCAATACTGATAAAGATCTTGATCTAGAACTTGAAGCAATTAAAGCAATTCGCCCAGATTGTAATACGAACGCGGCCGCTGCTAAGTATGCCATTCTTAACTATCTCTTCGAGTGTGAACACAAAAGAGAACTACAATCACAAATGGTAGATTTAATAGAGGAACTTAATGAGCTTAGATATCATCTTAGTCGATATTTTGAATCTGAATCAGAAATTAAAAAGCGTTTAATCCCGTAGGGATGCAGAGAGGAGCATGCGACGAACGGGTATTCCCCCGTTCGCACATCGTATTACGTAAAACGGCCTGATTACGTAAAAAATATCACGTAACAACCTGACCGCCACCCTGCTAAACAGGAGCGAAGCGACAAGGCTTTTTGTTCGGGGTTCTGTGACACCCGAACTTTACCGCGGTTTCCCACGGTCACTGACCCTTTTCATTTCCTCTACGGCTTCTTTTAAATGCCTGTCTATAAGATGCCTCACTACATCTGACATCGTCACATTTTCCCTAATCTCATACTGTATATCGAAGGCTGCATCCTTTAGGGCTTCTCGTCTAGCTGGATCTATCTTTATTGTTGTTTCTTTCACTTGAACCTCCGTTTTCAGACGATTATATACTGGCATTCTCATATTTTTGTATCTGATTCCATACCAAAATACACGTTTACAGTATTCTAATATGCTGATATAAATATCCGCAGTTTATAGGTATACGAGAATACAGATGTTTTACGACTGGCTCAAAATTACACAAGAATTTAATTTTGATTTGCCTTTGGTTAGCGATAGGGCATACCAGAACATTGAAGTCTCTTCTGGCGAAGCTGGTCAGATAGTACAACCCCGCTTTCAACATCAGGGTTCTTTCTGCACTTCCATCTCAATTCAAATATCGGGTTCACGATTAACGGTAGAGGGCAACCCGTCACGCTTCAATAGGCTAGATAATGTTTAT